GCGGTGGTCAGTCAATAACGTATCAGAAGGAAGAGTTCCGATGAATCAATTATTAAATATTCAAAACGAAAAGTCAATTATCACGATGAGTAGTCGTGAAATTGCTGAATTATGCGGAAAACAGCACTCACACGTTATGCGTGATATTCGCCATATGCTAGATGAACTCTATCCAAAAATGGATAGTCTTGATTTTAAAGGAATTTTTATCATTAAAAATCAAGATACAGGACTTACTAGTGAAATTCGTTTGCCTCGACGTGAAACGATGATCTTAATTTCTGGTTATCGTATTGATATTCGAGCAAAGATTATTGATCGCTTAGATGAACTAGAAAATCAAAATCGACCACCGATCCCAAGTTATACACAGGCGTTACGTGAACTAGCAGATCAGCTAGAGGCAAATGAGCTATTAAAAATTGAGAGTAAGCAGAAAGACGACAAAATTGAATCTTTAGAAAGCTTATTCATAAAAGGCGAGACAGCGGCACAGTTTGTTAAAAAATTGAACGGTGTAAATAGCCAACAGGTTCAGAGCTATCTAGAAGAAATTGGCTGGATCAGATGGAGTAAATACGGTTATCGAGTTTTATCAAAAGCTCGGGATATTTACATGACAGAAGAAACAGGGCAAGCACAGAGGCATGGTAATGAGCTATTGCTAACATATTCCGCAGTACTTTTGAAAAAAGGCGCAATTAGACTTTATGAGCTTTACATTCAGGGTAAGTTGCCAATGAAGAAAACATGGAATGGGCAATTCACACAAAACAAGGCGGTAGGGCTATGACCAGTAAATTTATCCCCAATTCCTTTCAAGTTCCCAATGCTGTTATTGACGATTTAATGTCACAAATGAGTGGTTCGGAATTAAAGTGTTATCTAGCAGTAATTCTCAAAACAAAAGGCTGGAACAAAGAAGAAGATGCAATTTCTATCACTCAACTAATGGAAGTGACAGGGTTAAGCAATCGCAAGGTAATCGACGCTTGTAATTCACTTGTTGAAATTGGTTTGCTTAATCAAAAAACGGGTGCAAGAAACACTAAAATCTTCTCAATTAACTGGTGTAAAAAGTTCACTAGTGAAGAAAGTTCATGGCAAATGTGAAGAAAGTTCACTAGTCACTAGTGAAGAAAGTTCACACACAAAAAACAATATTAAAAACACTCCTATAAATAATATTAATACTGCGCAAATCGAAAATTCAGATGATCTTGAAAATGCGTTTGATGTGTTCTGGAAAGTTTACAAAGCCAAGTTGAATAAATCTGGTGCGTTGAAAAGCTTCAAGTCTGCTTACAAGAAATATTCTCAAAAAACGCAAAAATCCGCTCCTCAAGAGTTTGCAGAAATGCTTGTTTGTGATGTTCAAAAACGCTTATCACTTGGTCAATTCGGATTCGATAAATTACATCCGACAACATACCTGAACAACGCACGCTGGGAGGATGAATACACGCAACCAGCGCAATTCAAAGGCAGTCAGTCAGCAAATAACAGCTATCAAGATGACGGTTCATGGGCGGTAAATTCTGTAATTGTTCAAGACGGTGACGGCAAGGTTCGAGTGGTCGATCGCGATTGTGAGGTGGTTCTGTGATGAAGTCAGCAAACCAAATCGCAATGGGCTTAATCGGCTCAGAGAAAAACTACAAAGCCCCGCAAATTGTGAGAGCAGAAGTGACGGCAGAAATGAATAAAACGATCGATTTCTTATTCACTCGGCTTAAAACTATTTTCCCAGCTTGGAAGTCAGCATTCTCAAGCGATAGAGAGTATCAAGAAGCCAAAAAGTACTGGCTTGAAACCCTCATCAACGAGCGTATTACAAGCGTTGCACAAATCAGAATTGGTGTGGAACGCGCTAGAAAATCTGAAAGTCCGTTTTTCCCGAGTGTGGGTCAGTTTATCGCTTGGTGTAACGACGGTGCACTTGCAGCACAGGGAATGCCAGCACTTGAAGAATTACTTGAGAGAATCAAAGCGTATTCACGCTATCACGGCTTTGATAATCAGCATGAATTTAAATTCAAAAACAGCGTTGAACAATATCTCATTTTTGACTTGTATTGCCGCAATAAAGAATTTGGCTGGAGTGCGGAAGAACTAAGAAAGCACGCAAAAGCATTCTTGAAAGCAACTGCTGAAAAGCTAGCAAGAGGTGAAGAATTGCCAGAGTTAGCGTTAGCACTACCAGAAAAAGCGAGCTTTATCTCTCCAGAAGAACAGAAAAAAATTAACTCAAACGGGATTGCACTAGCACGAGCCGCATTGAAGGGGGATTTTTAAGATATGGAAATTCAATTCAACAAAGACCATTACAGAACGCCAAAATATGTTTTCAACTGGTTAGATCGTCGTTTTTACTTCTTAATTGATGGCTGCGCCAGTGAGCATAACGCACGTTGTCCTAACTACATTG